ATCCCCATTATCAACCGTGAAGGCCGTGGTCGTGGGGGCGGGGGAAACGGAAACTTTGAAATAGCCATTATTTACGGCATCGCCTCCGGTGAATCCCGAAACCCGAACCCACATTCCCGCCGTCGGGGTGGTATCCCAGGTCGTGGCCGCTTTCGTGAAAAGGTTCGTGGCCCCTGTCACATTGACCGCCTCGGCTGTGAGGACCGCGACTCCGGCGGAAAAAGCTGCCGCCATGAAAAGGCCACGGAACCAATCTTCGTAGGTCACCATCGAGAGTTCGAAATTGACGGGCCCCTCGGAAGCTTCGCCCGTGCGAATAATACCGGGAATCTGACGGTCGCTCCGAATCTCTTCGGACATTTCGGTCTGCTTCGTGCCCTTCAATCCTTCGCTCACCATACGGATATCCGTAAATTTGGGAGTCCCCGTAATTTCGCCCCAGGTGCTTTCCTCCCAATACCGAAGGGTCACCCTGTTTGCATCGCCCATCTTCATTCTCCTAGAAAAAAAAGCTTATTAAGAAATCAAATCCACCCAGAATCTTATCGTCACATTGACTTGATAAGTACCGTTCACCCGCCCTTGCGGAATCGGGGAAGGGTTCTGGAATCTTACAACGCTATTCTCGGGGTCCCCCACGAGATATCGCTTATATTGAAAAGCGGAAATTATTGCGTCCACTCCCGCATCGACATCGTCTTGATCGGTTCCGATCGGCCCCAAAACTTGAAACTCAAGGGTTCCATTCAATCGATATCGAACCCCTGTTTCAATGCCGATCGGCTCACTTCCAGATTGGCGAATAAACGACCGGAGATAAACGGCCCCGTTCGGCTTCGCAAATCCTTCCTCATTGTCATGCTGAATTGAATACGATCCGGCCAGATCGGTATCCACTTGAGCATTTATAAATGCGTTAATATCGCTATAGGCCATATTCAATCACTTTAAAATAAAGATATCGCGACGGCGCCGAGGGTGTCCCGAAGCATTGCACGGGGTTTCATATCCTCGGTGCCGAACTCCACGAATATCGCGTATTCCACATTGTTGTAAATAAATATTACTTGCCCGATCCCATTATTCGGGATGGCTGCAAGCTTTCCAATTGCCCGACTGATCGCCCCGCCCTTGTCCTTATTGGCGTCCAAGACATCCGCCGTAACCGTCCCGATATTGACTTGCCAATTATTCTGAAGGAGGCCCGTATCAACAGGCGTCAAAAGAACCGTGCCGACTAGGACTTGAAGCGCAATCTTGCGAAGAAGTCGCTCGAAGTCACCCTCGGCGCTCGAGATAAACTTCTCGAGGGCCAGGGAGAACAGATCGGCGCTTCCCAGGCTCGCGTTGATCGGGATAACCATTATCGGGCCACCCTCATCTTATAGGCCGTGATCTGGGAGCCGGAGTCGATGGGCTGAACTCGAACGATCCGATATATGTATCCCGTGAGATTCGTATCCGTGAATTGCATTACTCGGTCGGGGGTAAATTGGATATTGAGCGCCGGGACCAGAAATTCGAGAAACTCTTCCTCTTCATTCGAGGTTGAAGGCATGTCCTCCACGGTCCTCGGCGGAGATATCCACCATTCGTGGTCTGTCCCCGAAACCGTGAAGGTTCCGAGCCGGCCCGTATCCCGTATCGTCTGGAATACATCAAGGGCGAGTTCAGCTTCGTCAATTTCCCGACTCATCCTCTTTGAACCTCCCCATTTGCCCCGCTTCCTTTGAGATAAGGATCGAGCAGGGCGTCAACCTTTGCGTTAATTTGGCTTCCGGCATTCCCGGCGAGCCATTCCTTCTCGATCTCAATCACATCGACTTTGATCTTCTTCCGGCTCAAGGTGCCCCCATCGTCCAGGGTCGGGAAGGCCGATCCGCTTTCCGCGAAATAGGTCGCGACTTCCACGGCTGACTGTTTCAGCTTCGCCGGGATTTCATTCGTATCGATCCACCATCCATCGGTATCGACAACATCGACCCGGGGCCATGCCATCGACTGCGATTGGCTTCCGCGATATCCTTTCCACTTCCCATCGAATCGGGCGTCCATATATCGGGAACCGATATTAAGGGCCTTCTTCTTCTGATTCGTCGTATAACCCGAGGGCCAGGAAAGCGAATAATCGACCGCGACTTGATCGGCGTCCGTGACATCGATATAAGCCGTCGCGTCTGACTTCCCTGTTCCATCCTCGACTACAAATGTGACCGCCATAATTTAACCCTCCGGTTTATCGGCCTTCGGCTTCGACTTCTTCTTCTTCGTGGCCTTCACCTCATCGGAAGCCTTCTTCGCTTCGGCCTTGTCGGCCTGGGTCGCGATGGCGGAACCGTCCGGCATCGTGGCCCCCTTCGACTTATACATGGCAAGATCGCTTTCCCGCACCGCGGTCAATCCGGCCTTTGTCAAGATTTCAATCGTCATTTCGTTCCCCTCCTGGGAAAAGGATACGGGAAGTGCCCTCGGCTTTTTACACTTCGGGCACCCCCGCATCGTTGGCACTAATCTTCGTCCTCGAGGATTTCGAGAACGGCAGCTTTCTGGTCTTTGAATGTCATATCGCCAAAGCCTTCAACCTCGATTTCGTTTGCTTCGACAATCTCCTCGAGCGCAGCTTTCCGTCTAACGGATCGCACGGCATCGATGAGCGAATAGTTACCTTCCTCTTCTTCCTCGGCTTCCGCCGGAGCAGGGGAGGGTGCATCAACCGGAGTATATCGTTCATAACCATCGGCTTCCCATTTCGGAAGATCGGAAAGGTTAATGATAAACTCCTTCTTTCCCTTCTTAATCCGGCAAGTCGGAAGCAAGCCCCCGCCAAACGCCATCGGATAAAGGGCGAGAAAAGCGACGGCCATTATGAGAATAAAGATACTCAAAATCGACCTCCTTTCAAAAATGAGGGGGAGGGGGAAAAGTCCCCCCTCCCGCCAGAGTTGGATTAGTCCTGATATGCGCGAACGGCAAGATCGCCGTCGAGCGTCTTCGCCCCGAAGAGGGCATCGAGGACAACGACCACCTTCGAGTTATCGCCGTCATAATAGAGCCGTGCGCGAATCGCGAGATTCGTCACGGGGTCCATGACGGAGAATACCCGGGCGCCTAATTCATTCGGCAGTTCAAAAGGCAACTGACCGAAGGCCAGGGCGAAGGCGTTCTTGTGGAACGCAAGATTCTGGGGAACCGCGGCGCCCTGAAGCAGGATGGTCACGACTTCGGAGCCGGAAACCGCAACGCGCAAACCGCGCTCATCCGCGATATCCAGGGTGACCGCACCACCCGAAGCAGTCTCGGGATTCTGGATCGCATACGCCTGGGGATCACCCGCGACGGTGAAGGTATCCCCTGCGGTGACGGTTCCCGCCGTGGTGATACCGTCAATCGAAAGCGAGGTCGCTCCGACTGCATGGGCGCCCACAACCGCGCCGACGGCATCAGCCGAGACGCCGGAGGTGTGGGAAGGCACATTCTGATTCGCGAAGAAATTCAGGCCGTAGCGCATACCCATCGCGCCGGAAACCTGGGTGCGGACGCCTTCCTGTCCCGCGCCCTGCCACTGCCCGAAGGCCGCGTTCGCCAGAAGTCCGGCTTCCATCGTGCCGTCCACTTCGTAGAACATCTTCTCCGAATCGCGGATCGGAACCGCATTGTCGAAGAGGACCTGACGGGGCCCCGTGATATCGGTCACGACCGAACCGGGGGAGCCATTCAGATCATAGGTCCAGGGCACATCGACATACAGGGCATTGACCTGCTGATCGATATAATCCGCAAGCGCGTAGGCCGCCGGACGGATATGCTCTTCGATGATCGTCTTCTCGGACAAGGCGAGTTCCTTATCCGTCAGTTCAAAGCGAACCTCGCGCCAATTGTCGAGGGTCAGCTGAACCGACCGCGTGGTCAGGTCCTGGCTTGAACCGGGGGCCGAAGCCGTGGTGAAAACGGACGGGGATTTGATGTTAATCTTATCGCCCATCCCGAAAACGCGACGCTCCGCGTCATAACCGCGGTAGACCGCGTTCGCCATCCCGAGGGCATTCTCGAGGTGGATCAATGCTTCCTGAGCATAAAACTCAGGGATAAAATAACCAAGTGAATTAGCCATAAGTCAAAACTCCTTTGTTAAGATTCTTCCATTACCAACTTCAGACCTTCCTTCTCGGCCCGAATTTTTGCGGCCCGATACTTCTCGGAATCCCGCGCGTCTTCCTGGGAAATGACAAGTTCGGAACCCTTCGGCGTTCCCGAAGCATGTTCCTTCCCTGCTCCGCCCCCTCCGGTGCTTCCTGCACCTTTGAAGGCAAAGGGGAACTTCTTCTCATAACCCTTCACAAGAGCCGAAATGCTTATAGGTTTGGCTTCGCCATCCACGGCGGGCTCGCCCTGCTCCGTGAGGACCTGGATTCCGAAATCGTTCTCGGTTTCAATTACCTTGACCCGATTCCGAACATGGGGAAGGAGATTCTCGACATCGCCCTTCGCTTCATTGATCGCCCGAATTGCTTCGTTATCAACCATGAGCGTCCGAAGCTTCGACAAAAGCTTCTCGCCTTTGCCCTCGCTAACCGCCAACTTCTCGTTGCCAGCATCAACGACCTGCTTCACCTGGGCCTCGACCCTCCGCTTGACCTCCGATTCGATATCGACATTCCCGGCGGTTAATTCATCAACCCGCGCCAGGGCGTCGACGGCTGCATCGAGATCGACATCGGCAAACTTCTCGT